TAATCTATAACTTCTTTTTTAAGGTTTACATCCATATATTTATTTATTTATACCTAAGATATGATTAATCGACTATTATTACAAAAAGAAACTCCCGACCTTGCGATCGGGAGTTCTTTGAATTCGTTGAGGTTGCTAGATACCTTAGAGGTATGTTGCGGCTTGACCAGGGACGAACGATTGGCCCAGACCGGTGCAGATTACCATGTGGTAATACAGTGAAGCACCGAAGATGTGGTCTACAACACCATAACGTGTTAAGAGACCGACTCTTGGACTGAAATCGTTAGGACCGATTGTGCGTTGAACCATGACAGGGATGTATGGGCAGTATACGATACCAGTATCGTAGTACTCAGGTCCCTTATAACCGAGCAGAGCGTAGTCAACAGTTGTTGCACGACCAGTGCTGTAACCAGCGTTGGCGTACGATTGTGTTGATTGTGCTTCTGTGCGGGTGTCACGATAGATCTGGAAACGACCACCAACTGAACCTACTTTAGCGATGCCAACAGGTGCTGTGTTAACAGAACCGGTGACAGGCTGCCAGGTGAAGTTAGGGAGTGTTTCGAGGATTGCGCAGATACGTGGTGTAGCGATGATGAAGTTAGCAGCGCCACGACGGTTGCGAACAGCAACGCGGTTTGCTTCAACAACAATTCTGTTGTAGAAGTCACGGGCACGCTCACCTGACCAACGGCCGTCAGCTGAGATAGCTGACCATGTTGAAAAGCCGACGCCAGCGCCAGCATTCAAGCATGTTTGGATCATGCGGGCAATCATTTCACGGTCGATTTCAGCTTGAATTTCGTAACTCATTGCGTTAGTTAATTCAGCGTCGATGTCGATACCGTTCATGTTCTTCAGATCTTGTTCGAGTTCAACAGACCACTTAGCTGCGAGACGGCGTGTGCCGGCTTCAACTGCGGTCTTTTCGAAAGCAACAGTTACTTGAGGAATCTTTGAGGTCAGCTCAAACTGTGAAAGAAGAGCGGCTACACCTGAATCTTCGACGAGACCAGCAAAAGCTGATCCACCGGAGAGCTTAGCACTGGATGTACCAGTGAAGGCTGTGTTCAGGTAGTTGTAACCGATTTCTTTGCCGTCTGAAGTGGCGGTAGCGCCACTAACAGGACCGGCTCCGTTTGAACCATCGCCAGCTTGTGAGCTATAGCCGAGAGCGTCAGCTTCGTATTTATAGCGCATTGCGAAGGCGAGACCTACAGGACCAGTCATTGGCTGTACACCAACGATCTCATTTGTGATGAGCTCGGGGAATGTACGGCGAATCATTGGAATCAATACCTTGGGCAGACGATAGTCACCACTGGCATATGTGTCCGTATTAGGGATGCCAGGAAGTGCGGCTGCTGGGTATGAGTTGGGTCCGAAGACGCCACCTGCGGTGTTTGACTCAAAGCACCACTTTTCTTGGTTCTCAAGAAGGATAGCGGTGTTCAAGCGTGTGTGCTCATCTGTAATTGCTGCAACTTTGTCTGAAGTGTAATCCAAAACTGGGGTCCACTTTTCAACCAAAGCTTCAGCTTTTGTTTTATCGATGTGCAGAAGTTCCATAGTTATTTTATTTCTCCTTTATAAAAAGAATTTTTTTCGACCTTTTATGCGAGTATGAAGGGACCTTAGTGTCTAAGCTTTAACTTAGAGCCGTCCAACTTCTTCATCTCATTCAGATATCCGCCAACAGGGGAGTTACTCTCTCCTGCAGGTGTAGAAATGACTTCTTCTACTACTTGTTCAGCTGCGGGGCGGTCAACGGCCTCAACGATCCGTTTTGTGACCTTCTCCTTAGCGTCTTCAACTAGTTCGGAAGTTTCTTTCTCGAACATCTCAACTACGTACTGATAGTTCTCTTGAATGTACTCAGGCGACTTGCCTTTGAGCAACTTACTAACATATGCCTTTGTTGCCTCGGGCATATCTTTTGTCTTTTCTTCAAGCAAAAGCTTAGCTTCAACAGACTGAACTCTTGCGTTCAGAGCTGTATTAGCTTCTAGTGCTTCATTCAATTCCTTCTTTAAGGAATCGATTGTTGTTTTACCGTCAATAAGAGCCTCTTTGACTTCTTGATTGACAAATTCTTCGTTAATACCAACTAGCTTACGAATCTCGTCAAGCACTTTGCGTGAGCGGATATTCTCAACAGCTTCATTAACTTGCTGTGCTGGTACTACTTTTTCAAGATACAGATCCATGTAGTTTGAAATCTCATCAACAAGACGAGTTCTGAATGATTCTGCTTCTTCTGTTAAACTTGTTTCGTACTTCTCAACTACGGCTTGTAGCTTAGTTGTATGGTCTTCATCAATCTTTGTAAGAACAGCTTTAAGCTTTTGGGCGTGATCAAAATCAATTGTCTCAACTAGCTTTTGAAGCTTAGCTGTATGATCAGCATCGATGGACTCAATAAGGGTTTCGAGTTTAGAAGCATGCTCTTCGTCGAGTTTTAAAGTTGCTGCTTCAACAGCAAGTTCTGCTCTTTGTTCTGCTTTTTCGTTTACGGCAGTTTCGAAAGCTTCGTGTACTGCGGTTAGGGTGTCCTCAGTGATGAGGTCCTTGAACTGTTCCTTAAGAATTGTTTTGAAGTCCATAGTCTTTATGTATATTTATTTATTCTAAATGGGTTAATTTTCTTGTGTTATACAGCTGCGAATTTTATTTTTAATTTTTTCTTCAACAGCGTTTTGAAGAGCTTGTTGTGCTTCTGAGTAATCTTTATTAGCAATTTTACCAATAAAGTTTTGAATTGTCTTTTGTTCTTCTTGTGTCATAGCAATTATTAACCTAACTTAATCTTATTAATGAAGCTAATCAAGGCCTCTCTTAAGAAGGTATCAGTACCATGCTTAGGCATTACTGAGAGAGTCTCTTTAAGTTGAGCTTTAGCTGCTGCCGAGCACTCAACAATAGTACCATCAGGACGGATCATATATTCTTTTGATTCCATGATAGATTCAAGCATAGCGTTTTGTACAGAAGGTTGATGAACGACGTCCAGACAAATGAGGTGGAAGTTAGAGACGTGTTTAGCATCTCCAGCTTCATTAATGTTGCCAAGAGCGCGGGACGAAATACCCATTTTAATTCCATCTGTAATAAGAGACTTAAGAAGTAAGCCCATGGGGGTATTGAGCACTTGAGATTTGCCCATGAAGTAGTTACCGTTTTGTTTTAATTCAGTAACAAGGTGGCAGGCATTAACAGGGTTAACTTCAGTTGATTGAGGGTGGTTCATTTCACCGATAGCACGACGAGACTTAACCATTTCGTCAGTGTAGCGGTTAACCTCGGTAACCATCTCATCTAATTTATAGATGCGACCGTTTTGATTCTTTTGTTCGGCCATTAAGAAGGGGCCAGTGATGTAGAGTTTTTGTTCTCCTTGACGATTTTTTTCCTCGATCATGAAATCAAGTCCGTCATGGATGTCTTCGACTAGGAATTTTAAGCCCATATGTTTCTATTATTTAATCTACTAGGTCATCATTTCTACCGAGAAAAGCATAAATATTGCTAATATGTTTACAGCTCTATTAGCCTTCACAGCACTTCTGGTAGCAGGGTGTGCTGCTTACTTTTCCGTACTTGGTATTGCCACTCTATTTTCTGGACACTTCTGGTCTGTTATTGTTATGGCTGGGTCTTTAGAATTAGGCAAACTTGTAGCTACTTCTTTCTTATATCGTTATTGGAAGAGGGTAGTTTGGTTTTTAAAAGTTTATATGATAAGCGCCGTCTTGATACTCATGGGTATTACTTCTATGGGCATTTATGGTTATCTATCTTCTGGTTATCAAGTTAATGCCGGGAAAACAGAGCTTATTGATAACCAAGCTCTTCTTATACAGCAACAAAAAGAGAATATTGCAAAAGAAATTGAACAGATTAATTCTCGTGTCAACACCCTTAACGAAGCTCGTAAATCCCAGGAAGCTAGATTGCCTCAAATGTCTAGAATTTCAGCACGGCCAGTTTACGAAGATATGGCTAGAGCTGCTGAAGAAATCAAGAGCTTAACAGCTCGAGCTCAAAAACTTCAAACTACTCAATATGAAAAAGATAATGAGCTTATCGGCTTACAAACCGAGCTTAATAAATCTCACGATATAGGTACATTTAAGTTTGTAGCTGATTCTCTTGGCCTACCGCTAGACACTGTGGTAAAGATTTTTATTATTACAATAGTTTTAGTATTTGATCCGTTAGCTGTTGCTTTAGTACTTGCTTATAACATAGCTTCTCGGGGCTCTATATTAAAAGAAACAAAAGAGAAGCAATTATTAGTAGATCAACCTATACCTCAAGCAAAACCTAAGACAGTTATAACTGAAGAAATTATAGAAGAGATTGTAGAAGAGCCGGGTAAGTCGAGAAAGTATTCTTCAAGAAGTTAAAGACCTAGATGCTTCTCGGTTAAGATAGTAAACTCATATCCCTTTTTCTTGCACCACTGCTCAGCCGCCTGCCACTTTGCTCTATTCTTTACATACTCGGCTTGGCGTCTTAGCATTGCATTTGTATTTTTGCCAGGCTTTGGAGGAAGAGTTTGAATAGAAGGTTTTATCTCTATAAGAAATTTTTTAAAAGAGCCGTCTTTAGTTTTAAGAGTTATATTTGAATCAACAAAGTAACGAGACACTCTTCCAGTAAGAGGGTTTTGATAAGGTATAATAATTGATTCAGATCCCCAGGATACTACAGCTGGGTTGTGATCACACCAGCGCATGAATTTTATTTCGTATGAAGAGCGATAAAGGATCGGAAAGGTACCTTTATATTTTTCTTTGTTTGAAGGGTTGAAGATTCCCTGTTTAAACTTAGATGTTCTTTTTCTTTGTAACATTACCAATCCTTACAAGCCTGGTACTTTGCGCTACCAGGCTTTGCAGTTGAACACTTATGACGAGCTCTAAAAGATTTTTTACGTTTTGTATTACCAGACTTACCGGTTACCTTGACACCCTTTTGACCCCAATGAATTCTTTTATAACCTTTACCTTTTGGATTCTTAACGCACTGCATCCATTTTTTTCCCTTTGCAGTAGATGAAGCTTTTTTAGTAGGTCTTGTGCATTTAGCTTCTTCTAAAATTTCTAATACTGTATTATTAAAGTTCATATAATATTATTTAAGAATGGTAAAACAATACCTGCAGCAGGTATTAAGGTCTTCATTATTGCACCGATAAAGAACATAGCACCGGTTACATCTTCGTAGGTGTTCTTTAATTCGTTTTCTAAGGTGTCTCTTTCCTGTATACCTTGGGACATAAAGTCGTTGTAGTTTACTTGACCTCCACCAAAGAGGTTGGTACCACTAAATTTACCTCTGACGTTACCTACTGTAATTTTTGAAAGAGCTAAAGCGTATCTATATACCCAACGTTCATTTATAATATCTTTGATAGGTCTTTCAAGGTAACATCCAACAATACCCATATATGTTTGTTCAGGAATTGGTTCAGGTATGATTCTAAGAATTTGACTTTTAGGATCAAAACGGTAGTGTGGAGTCATTGCTAGAACTTTATTGCGGGTGTCGATGAAACCTTTTAAGACTTCCCAGGTTACTAGGTCGAAGCCGAAGTTTCCGATCATGTATGAGCTGTACACTTGCTGACTCATAGCTTGCTCAAGAGTAAACAAAGTATTAATACCTGTTGTTTCTCCGTAAGTAAACGCAAAACAGTCAAGTACCCTACGATAAGAATTCATATCATAATCATACCCTGATGAGACCCCGGGTGTAAATGAGCTATACATCTCTTGAGTCTGATTTATTAAAGTGTCAACCTTAATACCCTTACCCTTTTGATACAACTTAGAATCAAATACTAAAAACTCCTCAGTATACCCCGCATACTTAGTAAAGAACTCCATAGCCTGAGCAATATTATCGTAAATTTGTTCGTTCGCAATTTCTACGTTTACAAGAGGTTCGCCCATTTGTCGGCGGATA